CCGTCTGCATGCCCGAGATAGGAGAAGTGAATAGTGTTGTTACTATTTAATGGTCAATATCCCAGAAAGATCAAAGCTTACCAGCTTTTCCTACTTTAACTAAACCAAGTAAATCAAACAATATGAGGAGTTGTCATGATTAATAATATTGAAAAAACCTTCCCAATTAAAATGGGAGAGATCACATCTATATCTGGATTACCTTTTAAATCAAGAGTTAAATCTTTCGATAGTAGATTAAAAAGAACTTTTATGAAAGTTTTTAGAATGGAGAATATGGATAATAAATATTGGAAAACTCTTAAAAATATGACATTAAATCCAGATGAAGTATTTGGATTAGTCGCTGTAGATGGATATGTTCATGATGTATGGGGCAAAGATGATATTGCTCTCGTGTTTAATATGGGTATACCAAGATTAAGAGGTAGAAGAATTCATTATCTTGACAGAATATACGCACGTATAGAAAAAAATAGGAATGTTAAATTATATAATTCTATATACAATGATAAAGGGTCTAACCATTTCGAGTTTTGTGCAGAGACACCTGCTTGGCATCCACATATTTCTGGATCAGAGCCTTGTTTAGGTGGATATGATAGAGACCTTAGTAAATGGAAATCCGAGGGCAACCCAATTATGTATTTAAAGACATTACATTCGTTCTTAAATACTTGGAACTCTCGTTCACCATTTTGGAATTTAAATCGTTGTGTAATAATAGATAAAGTAACCAATGGATTAGAAGGATCAGAGAATATTACTAAAGAATTCTTGTCATCTGTAATACAATCTGTTACTTATAAAAAATCAATAGATAAATTTGATGAATTTAGAAATTTCATAAAAAATAATCTATGTAAAATAAATACTGGATCAGTTCCTAATGATATTTATTGTTTAGCAGAAATATTTAAAAGAATAGATCATATTAAGCCTCATTTATCTGAAAAGATAAAGAAAGAGTTTGATAATAAACAATATTTATATTTTCAAGCACATACAACAGAGGTTAATAAAAGAAAGGATAATAGAAGAAAGTACTCTCAATCTGAATTTTCTATCTTACCATGGGTCAGTGCTAATACTATGTTTGTTGTTCCAAATGCAAGCGAAGATGGTACTATGACTTATTTTACAACAAGAGAAATAATGTCTGGTGTTGATCAAAGACTGTCAGAGATAGAAGGACATGATGTAAATAAATCTATTTTGTTTGCATTATCTACAGTACTTAGCGATTTTTATTATTGGATAAATAGTAATGAAATGATAAAGAGTTTGTTAAATGATGCTGATTATGCAATAGATATATATTGTACATATTTAGCTCCTTTACAGACAAGAAAGCAATTATTCTACGATAAAATGACTAATACTGGATCATATAAGCATAGAGTAACTGAAACTTCAATAGATATAGAAGATGCAATGCAGAATACACCTAATTCTGAAGAATATAAGAAAAAGTACTATCTAAATCATCTTTATAACTCTAGATGTAAGAGAATAAAAAGAATGCTTATAGCTTTTTATGGTAAATCTTTAAATAAAGAATTTATTTATAAATGTATTGAAAATAAGATATCTTCATATTTTAAGTATTCGATAGATAATGAAGAGGATCAAGATAATTATCTAATAGGTACAGGTTTATTTTGGAGACGCATGTCATATTATCGTGCAAATAATGAGTTTTATAATACACTTAGTATTATAAATAAATTTGGCAAGATTAATAGTGTAGAATCTTTAATCAATGCATATGAAGTTATAAAAAGGCAGTCAGTGACTGCAGAAACAGAGACGTTAATCAATGAATACGATAAAATAATAAGGAGTCTAAAGAAATATGGACATAAAACTGAACATACCAACGAAGATACACAACAAGTACACTTATCTTTTAAATAGATTTAAGAACTTAGAGTGGTCTGGCCCTGCATGGTATAGAGTAAAAACAGATAAAGATGGTTTTCCTAATGAATGGAAAATCGTTCATTTCCACCCTTTAAACCTAGGCAGCCACGCTGCTACTGAGTGGGAAGCTAAGGATTTAGCTACAATTCTGAAAGAAACCTATGCTTTAATGCCAAGCTTAAAGAAAGCCTATATAGGATTAATCCATAGTCATAATACTATGGGAGCATTTTTGTCTACAACAGACACAAATACAATCCAAGATATGGCACCAGAAGAAGGTTTCTACGGCAGTCTGGTGGTTGCTTCTGCTGGCAAAGCTTTGTATGCTTTTGGGTTTGGTTATAAGGATCAGTATAAAGTACGACATTGTTTTGAGGCGGATGAATCAGATATTAATATATTGATACCTGGACTCAAACCTCTTAATGAATGGGTATCTGAAGCTGATTTTATCGAAAAGAATAAACCTGTTCCAGTTTACGGACAACAGACAAGTTTATTAAATGGTGTAAAGAATGAATGGAATAAAACTCCAGAGAAATCTGTTCCTATTGATACTTTGAGTAATAGCCCAATAGCTTTCTTTAAAAAAAGAGACGAATTATTGTCTAAACTTTCTGCAACTCAGAAAAAAAAGACAGAATTCATTCTTAATAAATGGGATGCAGCTGAAATGAGTGACATTGAATGTGAAAGACAGCTAGAATTAGTGAAATTGTCTTCTACTCAAATATCAATTTTAATGAATTGGAATTTAGAAACAGATAATTTTGGATATAATTATGGAGGTAATTATGACTACTAACAGATTCTTAAGAAATAAGGATTTAATACCTCAAGCTAAGTTAAATCATATTGGTATATTGGGATTGGGAGGTATCGGCTCACAGCTGGTACCTCTACTTTCGATAATGGGATTCAAAAAGATTACAGGATGGGATCATGATATATTAGAAGAACATAACTTGAGTACTACAATGTATCCTCAAGGAGCATTAGGTAAACCTAAAGCTGAAGTAGCAGAAAATGTTTCTAAAATGTATGCAGTAAATCCAGACGAAGTAAAATTCTATGATGAATATTATGATGAAAAAAGTCCTACAATGCCCAAGATGGTTACTTGTCTTGACAATATGGAGAGTAGACTTGTTGCATACAATCTGTGGTTAGAACAGAGTAACAGGAAATTCTTTATTGATCTAAGAATGGGAGCTATGGCTATGGAAATAATTGTTGCTACAAAAGAAAATGACAATTATTTAGATACGTGGCTTCCTTCTCATCAGATAAGTCAAGAGCCCTGTACAATGAAGCATACTATCTTTACAGCATCAATTGTTGGAGGATTTGGAGTAGACCAAATCTTTAATGTTATTGCTGAGAGACCATATTATGCTTATATTTGGATAGGTTTAATGCCTTTAGAAATGCGAACTGACAACCTCATTGTAAAAACAAGATAAGGATAGTTATGGATATTCAAGTTAGAAAAGTATCCACTGACTGGACTAAATTACCTAATGGGTTGACCTGGTATTTTATCGGTCAACCCAAAACGGGTAAAACTACTCAAGCCAGTAAATGGAGTCCCAAAGGAGCCGAGGGATGCCTATTAATAGATACAGATTTAGGTGCAGATTTTGTAGATGGAGCTAATACAGTTACAGTTACATCTTTAAACACACCTACAAGGCCCAAAATGATTGATAATAAACAAGTTACAGAAAAGGGTAAGCCTATTACAGAAATAGTGCCCAATGAAGAGCGTGGATATTATAATAGAACAGGTGAAACTGTTGGAGAATCAACAGAAGTATATTCTATGGTAGAAGTATACTATTGGTTAAAGGATAATTTAAAAAAATTACCTTACGATACTATTGTTATTGATACTATTGATCACATAAATAGATGGATTGAAGCTGAAGTATGTGATGAAAGAGGACAAGCAGCAATGGGAGAGGGTTCTTCATGGGGTGCTGACTGGGCACAAGCCAGAAAGAAGAATCTTGATATTGTTAAAAAATTCCAAGTATTGTGTAAATCATTAAGTAGGAATTTAGTGATTGTTTCACATGCAAAGAGTACTGTCATAACTGATGGTAAGAGTCAGTTGGGGCCTGAGCTACCAAGAGGTTTAGCTTATGCTTTAACTGCAAGTGCAGACGTGATAGGGTACGCTATGGCTAATAAAGAAGATGGTAAATTCTATCTTTCTTTTAAAGCATACGACGAAAGAACTGTAGGCAGTAGGCTGAGACCTCTAGCCCAGAAAGTTCTTGAATTCGATTACAATAGCGTAATGAATGAAATCCTAAAATACAAAGAAGAATAGGAGTAATAAATGCCGTACAGAGGTTCTTATAAACAAGAGTCACCTACATCTGGAGGAGTTAACTTTCTTGGTTTTCAAGCAGTTACACTTACCGATATAGTGGACAGATCAGCTGAATATCCGAATATGGATATGTTTCTAGAGATTTACTTTAGAAATGAAAACTCACAATATCCCTGGAAATATAGCCTATTAGGCACATTTGACAGAGAAAGTGATAATACTTTAACTGGTCAGAGTAGTCTACTCAAAAGAATCTTGTACTTCACTGATGCAATTGGTTGGGATGGCGGAGTAAACACCGATGGTTTATGGGTCGATGGAAATGATAAACTTGTAGAAGATATTGCAGGTTTGTTAAACCATGATTTTACAAAAGCCAACTATGGTGTTTCTCAATCAGACACTGAACATAAGTATTACATATTTACTTATAAGAAGTGGAATGAAAAAGCTGGTAAAGCATACACTCAAGTATGTCCCAAAATTGTAAAGAATAATGATCGCGGTCGAAGTGACCTTGAAGATTATATCACTTACATGAAAGCCAATAGATTCATTGTTGAGCACGATAACACCCAAGCACCTGTTAATAACGGAGACATGACCAGTACCACTGCTGGTAGCTCTGTAAACAAGTTCTAGGTGGAACTTTATCACGAAGTAGCGATAGGGAGCCCTCAAAACAGAGGGCTCCTTATTCCGCAAGAACAAATAATTGATGTTATATTAGAGCATGGTGATAAATATGCTGTCTATAAAAGTTTATATCTATATGATGAAGAAGGAAAAGAATATCATAAGCTAAGGAAAACATTCAAAGATTTCTTAGGTAAGCGATATATTAGAGATATTTTAATCGATATAGATAGAGGCGATAATTCTGATGATTATACACTTAATAAAACAAAAGGTATATTATTTGAATTAGAAGAGCTAGACGTTCACAAACGCTCCTACAATATCTATTTCAGTGGAACTGGATATCATATAATAATAAGTGGAGAAGTCTTTAATTTCCCAGAAGGAACTACTGATTTACCATTTATTGTTAAAGAAACTATGAATAATTTATTCAGTGATATAGATTTAGCAGTATATAATAGAACATCAATATATAGATGCCCAAATACCTTAAATCAAAAATCTAATCTATATAAAATTCCATTAACGCACAATCAAATAAATGAATCTACAGCTAAAGAGATACATTCTGAAGCAAGTAAACGAATTATAATTGAGACTGAACCTATTTGGGGAGATGGTGAATTAGAAAATAAAATAATTACCAAAGTTCCTAAGATAAGAGTTATGGAATCTAATGTGGAACCACGAAACATTGTACCCTGCATTCAAAAGATGTATAAACTTGGCCCTGAAGAAGGATCAAGAAATAATACTATGATGCGAATAGCATCTCATTTCTTTAGACATGGTATACCTAGTGTAGCTGCTAAAGCTGCGTTATTAGAGTGGAATAGTAGACAATTGAGAAGTGATATAGTACTTAAAAAGGTAGAAGACACCTATCGTGGTGGATATAAATATGGTTGCAAAGATGTGTTAATGCATAATCATTGTCAACCAAATTGTATCTACTACAAAAGAAAAGATTATTTGATAGATGTAAAGAATAGTGAACAATTACAATCAGAGTTAGCAGAAAGATTAGAAACTGATTTCTCTGGAAGAACAATTGATTTAGCTAAGTCTTTAGGAGTATACGACAAAGATGCAACAGTATATCCTGGAGAATTAGTAACTATCTTTGGATCGACTGGTGCAAACAAAACAGCATTAGCTCAAAATATTGTACTGGGTTATAATGCTGACCACGATCAAATAATAAAAGAAAAACAAATTCCAACATTGTTCTTATCATTAGAACTATCAGGATATGTGATGCATAGAAGAAACTTACAAATTGTTTCTGGAGCTAATAAAGATACAGTAATGAAAAATTATAAAAGTCTTTATAAATACCACAAACAAGAGTTAAGTCACATCATAATGCAATCTATTAGTCCCACTATACCGCAAATACAAGAAAAGATAAAGCAATTACAACCTAAATGTGTTGTAATAGACTATATTGACCTTGTAGATGTGCCGTTCAATAAAAGAGGAGAGTATGAAAAACTTAATTACATAAGTCACTCTCTATCTAATATAGCTGTAAATGAAGATATTATCATTATACAGATATCTCAAGTGTCAAGAGACTATTCGAGAAATCAAATAATGGATTTATATGCAGCTAAAGGAAGTGGAGCAATAGAAAATGCATCAAGAAAAGTG